TAATAATACTGTTGCCATGTTTTATTTTTTTATTCTTACTACATTTTGAACCCAAATATGCCTGCAGAATGGGGTTGAAACATCAGTCCCTTTTCGAGTCCACCAACCGCCACGCTCAGCCCAAACATCCCATCCAACTATACCTGAAACTTGTTCTATTTGCGCACGTGTAAACATTTTCTTTTGATTGATTAATTTAACACAAAATTCTCTTGAAGTTTTAATTAAAGGTTTAAGTCCTGGTCTTGGCTCATAAGTGTACATGATTTTAATGTCTTCTACATTACTACCTTGTTTTCTTAAAACATTTTTAGCTTCTTCGGTTGGTACTCTAATTGCCTTTTTAAGTCCACCACTTTCTTTAACCTTTGTTTCAATAGCACCATCTTCAATTAATTTCTCTATTGCTGTATTAACTCGTTTTTCAGATACTCTTAATGTATCGGCAATAGTTTTGTTCTCTATTAAACTATCTTTATTTAAAAGCTCTAAAATTGAACGATAAAGAGTTTTTACTTCACCACTTAAAACATCAAATGAATAATTTTTTACTTCATGTTCAAATACAGAATCTATTGATTGTGCTCCAAACATAAAACGTTTATCAACTATTTCAAATTTATCCGCATCTTCGCCATGCATTCTAAATACGTCTATAATTTCATCTACTTCGCTTTCATTACTTGTAAAGCATTGTTCACAATCATGCTCTTCAAAGTGATGTACCGCACGTGAAACAACTGGCTTAATCTCCTCTTCTATTGGAGGTAAACCATACATTTCACGTACTTCATTTGTAGTCATTACCTTAATCTTTTCTTCGATAGGTAATTGTTCTTCAATAGGGTCTAACTCTTTTAAATATATACGATTAGTAAATCCTTTTAATTTAAGTAAGTAATTAAAGTCTCTTTCAATTTCTTTTTGATTAGGGATTATGTAAGTGTTTTTATATAACTCATAACTATCGTTAATCTGGTCCTTAGTTCCTAACTCACCTGCTGTTTTAATACCAACTAACATTGGATTAGGAATGTGATGTCCGATAATTAATTCTTGAATAACTTGATCGTTTAATCCATTCAATTGTTCATCTACGTTTTGAGGTGTTAAATGTTCAATTGTTGGCTTACTACTTTCGCTTTGACTAAAAGTAATTAGTAAGCTGTTTGCTCTATCTGTTGAGGTAAATTTTTCTTTTAGTTTGCTTTCAATCGTTTCTCTTTCCTCTTGCGTTGGCCTACCATTAGCAAAGTTTAAAATAGTTCCTGCATTGAAACCGCTTTTAATTGCGTTCAATCTGTAATTAGAAAGTTCAACATCCACTTCTGCATATACCGTTGATGCTACATAGTCAGGTAATGGATAAGCATCTAAGTCAGGTCTGTATTCCTTTGAAACAAATATTTGTCTTGCACTTGGTTTTTCAGGGTCAAATAAATCAATGTATTCTAAACCTGTTTCTTCTTTGCTTTGCTTTTGTTTGGACCAGTCTTTACTATACCAATATCCGTCAGCATCTTTTGCCTTGCGTAAATTGTTATAAGGAAAATGTAAAGTTTCAAATGAAGTGCCTGCTTTATTCCAAATAATTTCTAAATAGTAACCTCCAAATAATTTTTTATCTAATACACACTTTTTTACAATATCTTTTAAAGTATCAAAGTTGCTATTCTCTTTATTTATAAAATCATTAGCCATTGCAATGTCTTGCAATGTTAAACCCTCAGAATCAAACCCAACACCAGCACCGCAAATGTATAACACCTTACCATTTATAAAAGCATTATGCTTAGAGCTTCTATTATACAAATAAAGCAAGTAAGCTGGGTAATTATTGTAATATCCGCCCTCTTTATCTGCTCCATAGATAATCCACTCCTTTGATTTTTCTTCTTTAAATACAGGTGTTTTGTGCGCCTGTAATTTAAGATTTATAACTTCATATAAATTACTATTGTCCATACGTGATTATTGTTTTTGGCTCATTGTCATATTCGGTGTAAACAGGTTTGTCGCTATTTACTTTTACCATTCCTATTTCTAAAATACCAGTCGCTAAACTTGGATTCAAATTACTTGAACTTGTTTGCTCGTAAATAGTATATTCATAAAATCCTGTTTCTGCTAAACTAACAACACCGCTTGTTAAGTTAGTAACTCCAGTTGTTTCTGTAATTAAAAACTTATTATACCTATCAGGATAAACAGAACTATCTGCAACTATAAAGTTAATAGGATTAAGTTCTACTTGGTGTTTAAATGAGAATAAATAATAAGGATTGCTCAATGTTACTTTCTCGCTTAAAGTAAAAACTAAAATATTGTTAGTGCCTTTATTTATTATTTGCATTTGTATTTAAGTACCAAATTTAATAAAATAAAATAAAAAAAGCCGGCTTACAGGCCAGCTCTTAATTAACTATTGTTTAACTTATAGCAAACCTGCTATAATACCTGAACTTACTTTGTTTGCAGGTAAAGGCTCTTTTCCTGTTAAAGTAATGTTGTAACCATTTTTATCACCACTTGCTTTGCCAGTTGT